CTCAAGCAACAACCGCTCCCGCGCATCGAGCAGATACGCGGCGTAGTAGATCAAGCCGATGATGACGAGCAGCAGCACGGCGATGACGATCAGCAGTGGATTCATCGTGCTACTCCTATCCCGCGCCAGCCTGCAAACACTGTCTCCACCGTCGGGCCTTTGCGCTTCTTAGCCAGCGTAACGCCATCCGGCATCGGCAGGGCAGTTTTTCGCGTGCGGCGGGTCAGGATGTCGCGCACCGTCCAATAGCTGCAACCGAAGGCGCTGGCAATATCCACGCGGCTCACGCCGAGAACTTCATGCATGTGCCGCATCTCGCTTACCTGGCGATCTGAAAACTTGGCCCGCATGTGGTTCTCGCCGCGCAGGTGTTTTGTTTTTGCACTCACTTTGCCGATCCTTTCATCTTGATTTTCCCCGGCCTGATGCGGCCAGCGGGTAACACGGTTAAGGTATCCGGCAGTATCCACATGCCGCCCACCTTGATAGCGCCTCTGACGCGATCCTGTGCGCACAGCACGCGAAGTCTGCGGCCACTGATGCCGAGGATTTCGGCGGCTTGGGTGATGGATTTCAAAGTTGTCCCCGCTCGTAATCGCGTTCAGCCTGCGCTCGAATCTCAGCGCGAACATCGCACCGCAGAACGCCGACATTCACAGCCATGTCGCCGTAGCCAATAACGATGTCTGATAAAGCCGTTTGCGTAAGCGGGTTATCGGTAATCAGCACGGACAGTGCGTCGATGACATAGGCCGGGTCGCGCATCCGCGTGTAGACCGCATCTTCAATCCGGCGCTCGGTAGCCTTTTCGTCTTCGATCTGGCGCGGCGTTGGCTCTGGTGTATCGAGTTGTTCAAACATTTTTAGTGCTCCTTTGCTTTTTGCAAATTATTTAGAATGAATTTTTGTGACCATCCCAGCCGTCCTCCATGCAATCCAGACCAACTTTATGAGTCCTTTCACTATCTTGAAACTTATCAATACTGCGCGCATCTTTATAGGCCACGACGCGCGGGTTGTTGTAGCGGAGAGTTCGAGCCTTCCGAATGGCCGCATCTTTGTCAGAGTAGATCATTGCATCATCAATGCGGTTACTCCAGAAGCTGGCTCGTTGCATTCGACGATTAACCATGAATAGAATCTCATCTCGCCGTCTTGAGTCAGTGATAATTAAATAGGACATACTAACCCCCTCTCCGTCTGGTATCCGGCATCCTGCAACACGGTCAGTTGACACGCCAGCCTGAATATACCCATCGGGCAGCCTCTGGCCTTGGCATACTGCCATGCGGCGTGCCTGCCGATATTCTTCCGGTAGCGCAGGTGGGCGGCGCGGATGGCAACTTGGACTTGCTGGTTAGCGGTCATGGTCTAACTCCTCAGGTAATTTAGTATTGGCCTTCAATTCCTTGCGCAGCCATACAATTCGCTCATTAAGTCTATCGGCGGCTGCGTTGCTAGTCGTCGTTCGCGCCCTGGTCATTCCCCCGCTATGAATTCGATCCATCTGCTTCGCCCTCACTTGCTCACGCTTTTCCAGGAGGTCAGTTAGTTCTTTTTGCATCTCTACACTGCATCCTCCGGCGCACCATTTGCCAGTTGATTCGGCTTGCCTGCATCCAGGGTATCCATCGTCACAGCTTTTCATCGCAGGACTCCTCCGGTAATTCGCCGTTGGCCGCAAGCTCTTCACGCAGCGCGGCGATGGCCTGGACTGCGCCGAAGAAGCCAATTTCTTTGAGGCCGTCGATAGCGGCAGCCGCATCCATGAAAACATATTGGTTGTGCAGTTCAAGGCCGTTGTAGCGCATCCATTCGGCGAATGAAGCATCATCGCCTGGCGGGTCGCCATTAAGCCGTATCTTGCTGACAGCATCGGCTTCATCATGGGCAGACCAGCAGAACGGCTGGCGCTGGTGCGGTATCTCGACTATGTAGATCATTTCAAATTCTCCTTTGGTAAGACTACCGATCAACCATGTACGAACTATACCTAGTACGGATGAGTAATGCAAGCCTTTTTTGCAACTGTTACAAATTGTTACATTTAGCTCAATTCGATACCCAGCTCGCTCGCCGCATATGCCTCTACCTTGCCGACGTACTCGGCAAACTCTGCCACTGACAGGCTTGTCGTCGAGATACCCGCTGTGCCGCCGTGTGGCAGGTCTTCACTGCCGACTAACTGCCGCTTGAAGTGTTCGTGCCATGCGTCCGCGCTGAACTGCCTGCCGCCGATCCATGCCTGCTCCGCGATCTCATTCAGGCGCTGCCAGTAATATCTATTCTGATCGCCACTGCGCTTGGCCTTGTACTCTTGCACGGTCACGGCCAGCGGCTTGCCGGCCCTCGCGGTGTCGCGCCAGTTGGCTTTCAAGAATGACCAAAGCGCGTTGGCGTTAACTTCTTCGCGGAGGATGAAGGTGCGCAGGAGCATAGCTCTAGAAGTCTATGTCATTCTCGAAGTCGGCGAACCCGCCAGGCGCAGGCGCTGCCTGTTTAACAGCCGGTGGCGCGACTCTATCCTGCCCCTGCTGTTCATCATCCCGCTTGCTGCCAATCATCTTCATCGTGTCGGCGACCACCTCGGTCATGTAATGCGTCTGCCCATCCTTATCCCATTTGCGAGTCTTCAGCGCGCCTTCGACATACACCTGNGANCCNTTCTTCAGGTATTGGCCAGCGATCTCNGCCAGCTTGCGAAAAAANACGANACGCACCCANTCGGTNACNTCTTTCTTTTCGCCNGTTGTTTTGTC